GTATCAGCTTAAATGTTGATGTCCAATGCTTTAAAATTGTATTCCTGCTTAGGCGAGAAGACATACATTCAAACCATCTTCCATCATACAGAAGCTGGTCTGATCTAACACATTCTTCCTGTTTCGATGTTCTGATTGAAAAATTACCAAATGTTTTCAACATCTGTTCATCTCTGCTCCCGCCAGCTTCTATCACTTCATCATCCGACATAGTCTGCACATCAAGAACAACTTGGATGTCTTCGTATCCGGCAGTCGGATATCCATCTATAATCTGGTCTTCCCCATATCTTCTCAATGTGTATGTGTTTCCAAAGAATGGCATTAGTCAGACCCTCCTTTCTCCTGTATTACATAGTTAATTGACTGCCTCATGCGGCCTGTATCAATCAATGGCTTATCAGAACCTTTTCTTTTAATCGTTTCCGGAGAATTCGGAACAAAATCGCCATTAACAATCTCTTTCTGTATCAAGCCTTTCTGAAACACTCCTATTTTCTTTAGTACATCTTCTGCAGAGCCACCTTTTACCAGCTGCATCCTCATTGACTGCAAAAAGGCATTGATTTCAGAAGAATGAGCGTCAACACTATCTCGCAGGAATGGTCTCGACGGAATATGGACAGTTCCAAGTTCATTGAACATTGCGATATCAACCAAATCCACACCATTATCGCTACCGGCTCCCTGCTGTATGCCTATTCGTACCTCCAGTTTGTCAAGGTCCTCTAACATCTTCTGAAACTTCTTGCCATCAGCAGTAACTTTCTCTCTGACTTTAACCGCCATAATCAACACCCGCCGACACAATAGTAACAATGCAACGCTTTCTCAAATTGAGATACTGCATGCCGTATACTGTTAATCCAAATTCTGAATCCGTCGCAGTGTTTCCTGCCTGATTATTGGAAAAGGACACCGATGTCTCACCTTCCGAAACAGAAGATAATCCAATGGTGTCCCCTATCGTTCCTATGCCGATTGTCTTTCCTAAACCAGACATTTTCATTTTATGTGCCGCTAAATATGCCAAAGCCTGCGGATACAACTTTCTGAACCTCTTTTTGCTGATTAGTGGCTCTGCAAGAGATATGAAAGCCTGTATCGTATCATCTGACACCTCCGCAAACTCATTCATAGTTTTCCGAATAATTTCAAAGGCATCCATAACAGCCACCTCCTATTTGCTGAGTTCGGCTATGATCTTCTCCTTCAAAGTTTCAACCTTATCATCGTCGTTTACTTCAAGTCCCATACCGGCAGCCTTAGTAAGCAGCTCGTCTTTCTTCATGGTATTAACAGCCTTAATTTCAGCTTCTTTAGAAGCTGCGGCTTTTGCCGCTTTCTCCTGCTCTGCCTTGTACTTGGCAATAGCTTCCTCCTCAATGTGAGCTCTTTCAAGGTCACTAATACCTGTTTTCTCCTCCGCAGAGACATTCTGGGAGTCAACCACAATTCCTTTCTGCAGATAGTAAGAAATTACCGGATGGGTTTCCATTCCCTCCGGTAACTCTAAATCCGCTCCAGGAAGGAGTGGCTCTCCGTTGATTCCGATAATCTTTCTCGACTTATTGATAATCTTCATAATGTCATTTCCTCCTTAAATTCCGTATGCAAGAAGCATTGATAACGGATAATAAATGATAAGTCCAGCAGTTCTTGTTTCGCAAGGAATCTCTGTCTCGAGTTTCTGTACCTGCAATGGGTACTGGTAGAACGGAAGCGGAATTTCCAAACTGAACTTTTCCGGATCCTTCGTGTACATAAATGCAACATTCTTTCCTGTAGGATTGATATCAGTAGCGGAATCCTGTAACTCTGCCATGCTCTCGAAGTTCTTTAAGTATGGTGCATGGTCTTTGATAAAGCTGAGTACAGTAGTCTCCGTATCTGGAATTCTTCTTGTTGAAAGATCCATGTAAATGTACGACGGAAGAGCTAATGTATCAGGCTTTTCGATAGACATTGTAATCTTGTCAACAAACTTCTGCATGCCATTGATATCCTCAAGAATCTGATCAGCAGTCTTATGTGCCCAGTCTGTGTACTTCTTTCCATCAACTTCAACCTCGGACAAAGTGTACAGAGGAATGTCGGTACCATCAGAGAAAATGCCGACGAGATTATGTTTCTTATCGCCTGCAAAAGCAATCTTATTAACCATATAATCTGACGCTCTTCTTGCAGCTGCACCTTTTCTGGCATCAAGAGACTTTCCTGCCATTCTGGAAGCTCTCATTTCCTGCACATTGTAACCATAGCTGTCACCGACAGACTTAATAGAAGCAGTGTGGGATTCGCCCTGTACATCAACTCTAGGAAGGTCTGTGGCATAATTGTTAATGATTGCCGCCATACCGGTAATATCATAGCTGTAATATGTTGTGGTTTCTGCTCCCTCATTAACCTCAGAAGTGATAGGGAAGTAAGACAATGCAGAGAGCTCCGGATACTGCTTGTCATAAGTCTTTGTCTTTACCTGGTCAAGCTCTCTGGCAAAGAATACAGTTGCAGATTCAACACTATCAAAACGAAGCTGCTCACTTCCCGCAAGCCCCTTAACAAGGGTAGAGCCCTTTAATGCACTGTAATCATCCATGTTAAAATCTTTCATTCGTGAATACCTCCTTCTTATTTCTCCGCAGCTTTCACAACCGCACCCGGTCTGAACTCTGCGTTTGCAATGCCATTATCAGTTTCTCCAAGGAAAATAGCATTTACTTCCACCTTGGTTGCTGTATCTGCAGATGTTGTGAACTTTCCTGCCTCATCACCATCCGTAATTAAGTAAACCTTCTCCTTGTATGCAGGTTTAGCTGCTGCTCCAGTCTGCACCCAAATTCTTCCAAAATGAAGGCAGCCTACTGTACGCTTGCTGTTGATGGAAACATTGTTATCCATATCCTTTTCCACCATAACAGAATTGTGTACTACAACACCCTCAAAATCATCAGATGTTGCACCTGTTGCCGGAAGTTTTACATCAGTGCCTTTATTTGTTCCAACGACAACACCAAGACCAAAGGCAACACCATCACCTTCTGCCTGTCTTGTTGTAACATCATGGGCCGATAAATCAAACAGCCCGCCGGCCACTCCTTTAGGAAAGCCAAAGCCATAACTTGTCTGTACTGCTGTGCTCATTACTTTCTACCTCCTGTCATATTCGCAATCATTTTCTTACGAGCAGATGTTGAATTACTAACCTCTTTTGCATCCTTGCGGACCTTATCAGCTGCAATTCTCTCTCTCTGATCATTAGTGCTCTTTCTCTCATGGAATGACTGCTTTGCAATGTCATAAGCTGCATTGATATAGCTGTCACTCTTTCCATCAAGATTCATCTTCGGATTAACTGCCTTGATAATGCGTTTTCTTCCTTCTCTTACCGAAAGTCCCTCAACTCCATCAAGGTTTAATCGGTCAGCCATTCGGCACACATCAAGGCGGTCCTGAATAATTTTATCCACAGAATCCATGTTTACTCCTTTCTGTTTCTCCGGATCGCATTCTGCACCCGCTCCCTCATCATCCGAATCTGTGTTTTCGTCTGTAGGAGCAGTTTCATCTTTCTCTCCAGTATCTTCTCCTTCATCACCATTCATATCGCTCTGAGCCTGCATCTTGTCAATCTCCTGTAAGAGAGTATCAAGATCTGCTTTCTGCTCCGCAATAATATCCTCTGGCGACATACCATCACCTTCGGCATCTCTGCGGTCAATATTCTCCTTGACCTTTTCAACGGGTGTCTTTTCCGGTTCTCCATTTTCCTCCGGATTAGCCGCTGGTGTTTCCTCTGGATTTTCTCCATCAACTCCCTCACCAGTTGCCTGATTTGCGGCTTTCTGAGCCTTGAATAAAGCAATAGCAGCTTCCATCTCTTCTGGTGTAAGCTCTTCGCCCTCATCAGCTCTGCGGCCTTTTGAATTAGGTTTGTACATAATTACTTTGCCTCCTTTTAAGATTTGTGTATCATCATCCTTGCCATCGATATTCAAGCGAGCAGTTTCTCCCGCTCTTGCTTCTCCGACAAGTGCAAGATGATTGATTTCGATATTTTTCTGAATACAATCGTATTTCTCTCCGTGATATACTCCCGGAGTATCATCAGTATCAAGGCTGTATCCAAGGGATAACTCTTTCAATCCGCAACTTTTCAAAGCATTTGTATCATGAATAATAATCTCACAGCGAACGCTATCTCCATCCCTGTATCCTTCACTCATAATTGTGCCTATCTGTTCTCTGCGGACATTCTCCTTATCCACTTCTCCAGCATCATGTGTAATGATGATTGGTTTGCCCTTGTAACTCTCCAACGATTTCTTGTCAAAGACATTCTCAGGCAATCGGAGTTCCCTCCGTGTGCTTCCATCATCATTCTTATACTCAAATATGCCACATGTAGTCACAATTGGGTGATCTACAAGATAGCCTTCATCTGTGTAATAAGTCTGATCCATGGAAATGCTGTCAATTCGTTTCAGCTTCACTTTCTGCACCTCCTGCTTTCTGTCACTTTTTCAATGCAACCACTTCCTTTCAAACTGGCAAATCCAGATTATCTATATCAAAC